AAGGAATCCAATATCTAAAAGACATGGGTTTATGGGATGAATGGGATGAATGCGAAAGATTTATGGAAGGTGACCAATGGGCACCACCTACACAAAGAACAAAAGCATTACCTAGACCTGTTGTTAATTTAAGTTCAATGATTGCAGAGAATAAAAAATCTAATATTTTGTCTAGCAGTATAAAAATGGTATTTACTCCATCAGAATTATTTGGCGATTTATTATCAAAGTCAGAAGAAGGAGCAGATATTTTTACTAAATTCGCTGATAACATATCAAAAGAAATTGAAGAAGATAATTTAGATGATATAGCACAAGACAGTGCTGTTCAATTAGGAACATATATCTATCATTATTTTTGGGATTCTAGCATAAGTGGTGGAATGCAAACACCATATGTTGGTGGAATGCGTGGAGAAGTATTACATCCTAAAAATGTAATATTCGCTAATCCATCAGAAAAAGATGAACAGAAACAAAAATATATCATTATAGCAAGTGTTGAACCTGTAGATAGTGTAAAAGCTTTGGCAAAGAAAAACAAAGCTAAAAATTGGGAAAATATCAAGCCAGATAATGCTTTAGAAGAAGAAGAATTAGATAATCTGAATGTATGTACAGTTTTAACAAAGTATTCAAGAAAAAATGGTAAAGTTGTATGGGAAAAATCAACTAAGCACTGTGTTATTCAAGAAGCAACATATTGGGAACCTAGCAAAGAGAAAGTTAAATTAAATTCAGATAATGTCGATCCAGAAGAAATAAATGAACCAAGTAGAATTGATGGTTATGATTATTTCAATAAGCAACTATATCCGATAGTAGTACAATCACATAAAAATAGAAAAAGATGTATTTATGGCATTGGAGAAGTTAAACAAGCAATTCCAAACAATAAAGCAGTAAACTTTAATTTAGGAATGATGTTATTAAGTGTTCAGCAAACTGCTTGGCCAAAAATGATACAAAAAGCAAATGCTTTAGCTAGACAAATGATAACAAATGAACCTGGTGAAATAATAACAGATACTACTAAAGGTGCTAACTGGGGTGCTAAATACTTAGAAACTCCAGGATTTAATTCACAAGCATTAACATTGACTAACACATTGATAGATTTAACTAGATCATCAAGTGGAAGTACAGAAGTGGTAACAGGTGAAGTATTAGGTGCTAACATGGCAGCATCTGCAATTATAGCATTACAAAACCAAGCTAAAAAACCAGTAGAAATGTATCAAAAGAAATTTTATAGAGCATACAAGAAAAAAGGAAGAATCTATGAACAATTCTTTAAATATTACTATAACGATGGAAGAATGTTTGGTTATAAAGAAGATAATCAAGTGTATGCAGCACAAATGAACGGTGCAGAATATAAAGATATTAATTTCTCATTAAATATAGAAGTAGGTTCTGGTGGAATGTGGAGTGAATCATTAAGCATTCAATTATTGGATAAGATGAAAGCAGACCAAGATATAACAACAGATGACTATATTGAATTGTATCCAGATAGCATAATGACATTTAAAGCTAAATTAAAGAAGATACGTCAACAGAAACTGTTGAAAGAGCAACAATTATTACAACAACAACTGTTAATGAAACAAAATCAAATAGACCAAGTAAATAGTGAAATAAATTCAATTAATTCAGGAATAATAGCATAGTAATATGCTTTTATTATAATCGCACGGAATAGCGCAAAAATCCAAAAAAAATTCGCATTGAAAGCGCAAAAATCTAGGAGGAAAAATGGAAAACGAAAGTGCAAAAACATTGGAAGTCACTGAACCAATTGAGAGTGCAGAAGAAGTAACAAGCACTCAAGAACAAGAAAACGAAGTTGTTACTGAAGAAAATGGAGAGAATGTAGAGTTTACAGATAGTGAAGAATCAGCTAAAACTGAATCGACACCAACTCAAGAAGATAATTCTAAAGTTGAAGAAAGTAAACCAGAAAAGAAAGTTCAAACTCCAGAAGAAAATTCTAGGTATGCAAGAGAACGCAGAAAAAAAGAAGAAATGGATAATAAAGTCCAAGAAGCGTACAGAAAAGGTCGACTAGAAGCATACAAAGGAAAAATCAATCCTTACACTAACTCTGAAATAAAGGACGAAACAGATATCAAAGTATACGAGAATATGTATGCTTTAGATAAAGCTGGTAAAGACCCTATATCTGATTATGCTAATTACATAGCAGATAAAGAAAGAGAAGCAGAAAAGGAAAGATTAGAAAAAGAAAAAATACAGGAAAATGCAAGAAAGGATATTGAAGATTTTTCTGCAAAATATCCTAATGTTGATATTCAACAATTACTAGATGATGAAAATTTTACTGATTATATGGAAGGTAAAAACAAATCATTAGTAGAAGTGTATGAAAGTTTTAATAAACTTAAAAATCAATTTAGGACAAGTGCTATTGATGTAGCAAAACAGACTATCGCTAATGCTAATGCTTCACCAGGTAGTTTAGGAAGCGGTAGTGAAATGACAATCAGTTATGACAATATGAGCAGTGAAGAATTTAATAAAATTGTTCAAGGAGTAATTGATGGTGATATAAAATAACGAAATCCTGGTAGAAAGAAGGAAATAAATTATGGCAAATGTTGTACAAACAATTACCAACTTAACAGTTGAAAATCAAACATTTTATGATAGAGCATTACTAGAAAGATGTTTACCAGAATTACCTTTATATGATGATGCTCAAAAGAAAAAAATACCAGCAGGAAAGGGAACTAGCATTGAATGGAGAAAGTGGAATAGTTTAGAAGCTGCAGACACTCCATTAACTGAAGGTGTAACTCCATCAGGTTCAGAATTAAATATTACAGCAATCACTAAGAAGTTAGATCAATATGGTGATTATGTAACAGTATCTGACGTATTAGAAATGCAAGCTAAAGACCCAGTAATCACTGAAACAAGCCAATTAGAAGGAGAACAAGCAGGATTAACTTTAAATAAAGTTATTAATAAAGAAATCACTGCAGGAACTACAGTTCGTTATGGTGGTTCAGCTACATCTACAGGTGCATTAACTGCAGCAGATGTATTAACTGGTTCATTAGTTAAAAAAGCAGTTAGAGATTTAACTAAAAATAATATCAAGAGATTTGATGATGGATATTATCATGCAGTAATTAGTGCAGAACAAGCATACGATTTAATGAATGACACTGCAAACGGTGGATGGATTGATGCTAACAAATACACTAATGCTATGCCTTTATTAAAAGGTGAAATCGGATGTTATGGTGGAGTTAGATTTAAAGTATCTAGTGAAACTATGACTGGTGAAGGTGCATCAGGTGCAGCAGTACATAAAGGATTAATTTATGGTAAAAACACATATGGTGTTCCAGAAATTGGTTCAGGTGCTGCAAAGCCAAGAATTATTGTTAAACAAAAAGGTTCAGCAGGAACAAACGACCCACTAGATCAAAGAGGTTCTATTGGATGGAAAGCTATGTTTGCTTGCCAACGTTTAAATGAACTTGGAATCGTAAGAGTTGAAACAGGAGTGTCTGCATAAGGCATTCCTTTTCTTATATAAGAAATAATAGAAAAGAGGAAATAAGATGGCTAAAGAAGTCAAAAATTTAGATGAAAATAAAAATGTAACTCCAGAAATGGACAAAGAAAACCCAGTTAATGAAAATGAAGCATTAATGGAAGAAATGAGAAAATTAAAAGAGGAGCTTCAAGCAGAGAGAGAAGCGATTGCTAAAGAAAGAGAAGATTTAACTGCGGAAAAAGAAAAAATTGCAGCAGAACTAAAACTTCAACGTTCTGATGTTGTTATTAGTAAGGAAGATAAACAAAATGATTTTGAAGAAGCAAAAAGAACTGCTGATAAATTAAATAAAGATTTAATCAAAATTAAGATTCCTGTAGACAAAGAAAACCCAGGTGAAAAACTTGTTCCAGTTACTATTAATGGATGGACTTGGACAATTAAACGTGGAGAAGCTGTAGAAGTTCCAGTAGCAGTAGCAGAATTATTAGAAGGTGCTAATTATCTTTAGCATCTTTTTCATCAAGTTAGTAGATTAGTGAGTGCAACTCTCACAAACTTGACCTAGAAAGGAGCTGTTAATATGACATGGGGAGAAATCCAAATAGAAAGTTTAAAGAAAATGTTTTTAAATAAAGAAATATTAAAAATAGAAGAATTAGAAACATATAAAACAGATAAAAAATATAAAACATATTTAGATGCAATGCCACAGGCTTGCAATGAAGCAATTAATTATATTATAAATCTAGAACCGATTATAAAAGTGGAAGAATTAGAAAAAACTGCCGAAAATGATAAATATGACTTAAAAGAATTAATTAGTGATTATAAAAAATTCCATAACATTAGTTCTGAATATTCAGTAATGTGGAAAATGTTAACTAAAAATATTATAAAAATAGATGGATGGAAACAAGGTAATATTGATATATATTATGAAGCATATCCAAAAAAAGTAACAGGGTCCACATCTGCGGCAACAAAAATAGATTTAGAAGAAACATTTACTAGATTAATTCCACTATATATAGCAGGGGAATTATATAAAGATGATGATTTAACTTTATCAACAATGTATATGAATGAGTTTATGACAAATTTAAATTCAATGATAGATAACAATAATTTTATCAACAATAATATTCAAAGTACTTATAGAATGGAGTGGTAATTATGTATAGCATTCCTGCACAAGCAAAAAAAAATTATTATAGAAATCAAAAATTTAAAGGTGTTGATTTTACATCATCAGAATTAGAAGTAAGCGATAGTAGAAGTCCAAATGCTAAAAATGTAATTAATAATAATGGATATATAGAATCACGAAATGGATATAAAGTATTAAATACAATTGGAAGTAGAATAAATGGTGTGTGGAATATTGATACAGAAGATGAAGAATTATTTTTAGTACATTCTGGAACTTGTTTGTATCAATGCTCAAGTGACTTTAAAGAAAGTGTATTGATATTTAATGGAATGAGTAACAATCGTTCTGTAGGATTGTATTTTGACGAATATTTATTAATATTTGATGGCGTCAGAACCGTAGTGTTTTCAAAATTTGATGGAACTAATTATGAAACTAAATTTTTAGATGAATGCGGATACATTCCTATAACATCAATAGCAAGAGATGCAAATGGTGGTGGAACTAGTTATGATAAATTCAATCTAATTAGTCCATATGCTATTAATACATTTTTGCCATCTAAAATAGAAACAGGATTAGATTCTGAAGGTAATCCTACATATAAAGACCAAGATATATTCAAATTAGATAGGCAAAACATACTAGAAGTAACATTAGTACAGGTTATGGACGAAAATGCTAATTGGATAGATAAAAAACCAACAACAGATTATACATATGATTTAACCAAAGGTGAAGTATATTTTACTCCAGGAGAAAGTCCTGTCTTAGGTAGAGATAGTGTTAAGATAATGTATAAGTATGATAATTCAGCAGATGTTTCAAAAATAAATAAATGTACTATAGCGACACTATATGGATATGAAGGTAATAACTCTAGAATATTTGCTAGCGGAAATCCGAAATATCCAAACTATGATTATTGGTGTGAACAAGATAATCCATTATACTGGCCTGATGAAAATTTTGCAAAAATAGGTATTGAACCAATAATAGGATATTCAAAATTAAATGATGGAACATTAGCTATTCATAAAAAACATAGTGATACAGATAATACGATATTTTATAGAAGTTACAACTTATTAAATGAAACTGAAGTGTTTCCGTTGCAAGATGGTGTAAAAAATATCGGATGTGTTAGTAGATATGCTAATGCAAATTTATTAAATGATCCATTAATATTAACCGAGAGTGGAGTATTTGCTATCGTTGGAAGTGAATATCAAGAAAAATTTGCTATGCAAAGAAGTTATTATGTTAATGGTAAATTGCTTAAAGAAGAAAATATGGAAGAAGCAATTGGAATTAGTGTAGATGGTAAATATTATCTAGGTATCAACAATCATGTTTATATAGCTGATAGTAGATATTTAAGTTATCCATCTAATGCTAAAACAGAACAATACCAATATGAATGGTATTATTGGGATAATATACCTGCAAGAGTATTTTTTTCTTGGAATAATAAATTATATTTTGGAACTGAAGATGGAAGAATATGTACTTTTACCGAAGAATATCAAGATATAGATGTACCAGTTGATGTACATTGGGAAACACCATATTTAGATATGGGTACAACACAATATGCTAAAACAATAAAAACAGTAACATTGATATTAAATCCAAAAGAAATAACAGATATAACATTTGCATATTTGACTGATGATGGAGAATCGGAAATAATTAAGAAAAATTATACTAGCAGTAACTATGCTAAAACAATAAATGAAAAAGAAAAAATTTCTAAATTTATGTTTGTGAAATTTATAATGAAAAATAATACCTCAAATAAAATGAGTTTTGAAGAATTAGGATGTGAATTTATCCTAGCAGGAAGATACAAAGGAGAGTGATAAAGTGGCTACAATAAGTAATAATGTTAAATTATGGCAACAAGAAGCAGAAGAACAAGCAAAAAAATATTCTGATGAAATAAAAAATAGTAATCAATATTTAATAGATCAATTGAATCAACAAAAACAAAATACATTAGAACAATTACAAGCACAAGAAAATAATGCAATTTATAATTTAAATTCAAATAAATCAAATATTAATCAAACAGCAGAAGATAGCGCTAGACAAGCAAATATTAATAGATTATTAAGTTTAAAAAGCAATGAACAAGCATTAAATAGAGCAGGATTAGGAACTCAAGGTATAGTCGGAAGTCAAAACGCTGCAATTAATAATAGTTATGGAGAAAATTTAACTTCAATACTAAATCAAAAAACAAGTGATTTAAGAGAGTTAGAAAAAGAAAAAAATGATACTTTATTAAAATATAATGAAAATAGATTGAATTTATCTAATGAATATGATAGTAATTTAGCAAATTTACAAGCATCAATAGATGATAAAGCATTAAGTCAATACAATACAGTCTACAACAACTATCTAGCTATGAAACAACAAGAATATGAAAATGAACAAAACAGATTAGCAGCAGAAGAAGCAATTAGGCAATATAATGAACAAATGGAATATAAAAAGCAACAAGATGCTATAGCTAATGCTCAAATGTGGGCACAAATAAATGCACAAAAAAATTCATATGACTTTGACGATGAAAATAATGGTAGTGATAACAAAACAACGCAAGTAACAATGCCAGACGGATATTATTCTTCTAAAGCAGATATTGCCAAAGCATTGGGCTTATCAGTAGCAGGGGATTTTGAGAGTTATATAGATAATGATTATATAGATGAAGTTGTAATAAATGGACAAACATATTACAAAAAAGGAAGCAAAACACCATCATCAAATTCTAACAACAAAAATAGTTCTTCGACAAAAAAACAAAACACATCATTGTTAGATAGATTACTTAATGCAAGAAATGGCGGTATGTTTTAAGGAGGAATTACATGGCTAGATATGTTTATAATAATGGTAAAATGGAACAAGTAGATAAAAAAGGCAATGTAATAAATAATAAAGTTCCAATAACAAATTTAAAACGTAATTCAAATGTAAGAATAACAAATAGTAAAAAAAATAATACTGTGTTAGATAAAACAGGAGCAACACTAGGAAATACATTATTACTTTTAGGTAAAGGTATCGTAGATAAAGGTGAACAAGCATTAGATTTTTTAAATGATTGGACCGCTAAAACTAATTCTGCAGCATACAAACTTCTTGGTAGGGATGATTTAGCAAAACAAGAAACTGAAAGTAGAAGAAATTTTATAGAAAGAGATTTAACTAGCGAATTAGGAGAAAAAACTGGAGCTAGTCAACAAATAACAAATAATGAACAAAATGGTTCATTATTAACAAGAGATAATTTAGGTGGTCAAGTAGTTCAAGCTGTAGGCGGTATGATACCTACATTATTGCTAGGTAAAGCAACAGGAATAGGTGAATTAAATAATGCACTTAATGCATCTAAAATGGGAACTTTGACCAAAGTAGGAACATCAGCATTAATCAATGCACCAACAAATGCAATGTTAGCAAGTAGTAGTTATGGAGGAGCACTAGAAGAAGCATATTTAAATAGCGCTACCGAAGCAGAAGCTACAAAGTATGCTATAGGTTCAACCGCAGTAGAAATTGCATCAGAATGGATAACTGGTGGAGTTCCTGGAACAAATGGAAAAGGCGGATTAGATAATTTAGCCGAAAAAAGTATAGATAAAATTAGTAATAAATTAGTTAAGGATTTAACTAGATATGGTTATAAAATGATTGGTGAGGGCGCAGAAGAAGGAATTGCAGAAATAATGTCACCAATATTAAAAAATGCTACATATTCCAAAAATGAAAAAGTAGATTGGAATAATGTTATTAATAGTGCAATAGTAGGTGGTATATCTGCTGGAATAATAGAAGCACCAAATACAGTAAGTAATATATCTAATGATATAAGACAAAATAAGAATAATACTAAATTACCGACTGTTAATGATTTAGTAAAACAAGAAAATAATGCTAATTTTAATAATACAATTTTGCCTACAATTAATGATTTTACGAAAAATAATACAACTGAAAAAACTAATATTTTTTCTAAACAAATAGATGAAGTATTGAATGGTACATATCCTAAAAAAGATATGTTAATTGTAAGTGAAAGTACACCACAAATTTTACAAGAATTAGGATTAAAAAATTTTCCTATAACTATGACTCAAAAACATTTGGATACTATTATGAATAAAGAAGGTAAATATTCTGGGGCTAATTATCACAATTTAGGAGTGGATGTTGTTAAACAATTACCAGAAGCATTAGCAAGACCATTGAATGTATTAAAATCTTCAACAAAAAATGATAGCATTGTCGTAGTAACAGATTTATCGGATCTTAATGATAATATAGTTATTGCTAGTATCGCAATAGATGGAAAAGGAAGAATTAACGACATAATAATAGATAGTAATGTAATGACAAGTGCATATGGCAAAAATAATTATGATATTTGGATGCAAAAAAATAAAGATAATATAATTTATGATATAGATGAAGACACAAAAAAAGGAAATAGTACGAGGATCCAATATCCAAGAAGTACTATTCCCTTTGTTGCTAATAATATACCACAATCCAACCAAAATGTCAAATCTAGCATATTACCTATTACTAATAATATGCAGAATAATGATAATAATACTATAAATATGTCAACGGTTGAAAATAAAAAAGTAACAAATCCAATAGAAATTTCTAAAT